TATCACACACTCTATTATTATGTGGATCAATTAAATCCCAACTATCATCCTCTTGAGGATTAGTCATGCATCTTTCAATTAAATTCATAAACTTATCTGATATATTTATACCATGATGCATATTTAAACAGCGAAAGTTTTGATCTCCTGTTGGTTTACGCATTTCAAGAAATAATAAAATATCAGGGTGAGATATGTTTAAATATGCGGCATATGATCCTCTACGAGTTCTCCCTTGTCTGTATGCCAAACTGGATGCATCGTACATTTTAAGGTGAGGCATGACCCCTGTAGATTTATCACCAGATGAACGTATGCCAAAACCAACACCAACACCACCACCCAACATAGAAAGCCAATTTGTTTCACTTAAATTCTCCACAAGTCCTTCTGCTGTATCATTAATGTAATTAAGGTAACAAGAAATAGGAAGACCCCTACGTGAACGACCGTAGGAAAGTATCGGTGTAGAATACGATAGCCAATGTCTCGAAGAATAATCATATAATCTCTGAGCATGGTTTTCATTGGTTGCAAAAGTTCTTGAAACATACGCAAATCTCTCTTGTGGTGATATTTCACCATCCATCATGTAAGACTCTTTTAGTCTTATCTTACCTAAATCATCAAATAAATCATCTCTCTGAGGATCAATATATACTGAATTATTTACTATCATAATGCAACTCCAAAATAAGTTGAGCGTAATGAATAATTTTTTCTACGTCTTTTTTTCCTTCACCTTTTTTAGCGTGTCTAGTTGCATACTTAATTATGTTACCTTCAAGAAAACCTATTTTATTTTTTGCTATAAACTCTACAGGTTGTATCGTACAATCTTTGTAATGATTACCACCAACCTGTTTATCCAAAGCAGACTCTTCTTTTAACTTTCTAAGAATATATTTATCTCTACTCTCTCTATCTTCTACATTCTTATGAATTACTAAATCTATTTCTTTACTCAATGTTTTCTCCCGAAGTTTACATTTATAATATTACTACCTAAATCTTGTTTTGTAATTACGGCTTCTTCATTTTCTTTCTTTGCTTCACTCATAAAGTTCAGTATAACATCGTGTCCCACTGACGTAACATAGTTATGTTCATTGTTTAGTATCTCTAGCATACCATGACACATAACGTGTGCAGGACTAATATCATCAGTAGAAGTTGTATCGTAACATCTTACGTCAACACTGTCATCATTTGTGCTATCTAGAACTATATAAAGTCTACCTTCTTGTAATCCAAAAGATTCTTCTTCTATCCTCTTTTTGATATTATCAGGTATTCCATCACCTTCAGGTTTAAATGTAAACCCTTCTAAAACATCATCTTCATTACTCATTTGGTCCACTCCTTTGGGGGAACTTGTTCTGCCCATTCAAAACCATGTTTATCAGCCCAATCAGCATGACTAGTCTTAGAACCTTTGTATATCTTTTTACGCGAATTAGCAAACAAAAATTTAATATTTAATTCAGGGTTTTGTTTTTTAACTAATAAATGTTTAACTCTATCTGATTGCAGTAGTCTTCCTTTTACTTCTATATAAAAATCATGGTCTTTTATGTAAAAGTCTGGAATATAAACACGAGGGGGTGGCACATAACCTATTTTGTGAGGTTCAAATTCAAACTTTATTTTTTGTTTGTTTAATGCTAATGCAACTTGTGCTTCAAATCTTGATCTAAATTTCATTGTATTAACACATCCTTTTTAATAGCATTATGTGCTACCAACTTTGAATACTCTTTCTCAAATACTTTCTTATATTTATCTGTTAAATTAGATAACACAATATTGAAAGTTATCATTGGATACACCACCGTTGCACAAGTTTTACTGGCTGCTAATATAGAAGAAAAATCTGTACAAATCATAAAGTATTTACTTGTGTAGTCCTCATCTTTCCACGTGCCTTTATCAGACATATTTAATCTATGTCTTAAAGGTAAACCATTTTTCTTATTTCTTAATTGCAATACATAATCAGAAGCCATATCTTCTTTCTCAGTTTCAAAATATACAAACTTTGCATTAGGGTTTTGATCTATCATAAAGTCTGTGTATCTTTCAACAAACAGTATCATTCTATACTCTCCTTAACGTATTTGGTGTACCAAACTCTAGGTTTGTTTTCTGCTCTTGAAATAGCTTTAGGTTTTATTACTGCTTTAGGCCAACAGTGCTCTTTGTAGCCACAATAACCACAATTCTTATGCATTAACCTATTACCTGTCTTTTTTAGTTCTTTGGTCTTGCGATCTTTATACACTTCTTCTGTATCTGAAAAAGATTTCTTAAACTTCTTATTACTTAATACTTCTACTATATTATTGTGGCTTTTTTCTAACGCTTCTTTTCTATCTTCATCTTGTAGTAAAGGAGCTTTACACACAGCCCACTCACCTGTGGCTTTATTAATAGCTATCCAACCACCAAATTCACAATCAGCAGCCTCAGAATACAAATATCCTTGTTGCACATAACCAAACACATCATCTGATTTGATGTTATTGTAACCACGATTAGCAGAAAACTTCATAGAAAAAGCACCGGGGCTAGCACTCTTTATATCATAAACTTTTCCATCAATCTTTACATCATACGTGCCTTTTAAAGTTGTGTTGCCTATATCTAATTCTACAGCTTTTTGTTCATCTTCTATGTTGATTCCGGCTGCTTTCATAACCGTGACCGCTATAGCTTCTATTATATCTCCAAATAGAAACTTCATAACTAATGTGTAGTCTACATCTTCTACAACATCCTCACGCATTGCCATCTGCTGTTGACACATTGGTTTTCCCACACCAGACATTCTTATTTTAGGTCCATCCTGTTTACGGCTAAATTGTCTTTCTAATGCGTGACCACACATTTCTTTAAATTCTTCAACGAGATTAGGGGGGATGCCTTTTGACTCCCCCCTTGATGCCGCTTCTAAAAAGAATTGAACTCTTTGTAGAAGAGTATCAGACACTAAGCTGCGCTCTCTAATTCCTTGGCAACGTCTAAGTCTTCTTTAAGTAAAACGTTTTCCTTTCTCTCGTTGTGATCTTTTAGAACACGTTCATTCCAACCTTTTATATCTTCCATAAACTCATTTAAAATTGTTATATCTGTTTCAGATACTTTTACAGTTTGTGGTTTCTCAAAGATTGGCGTGTAATAAATCACTGAACCATTGACATTACGTTTAGTAGACATCTTTGCTTTCTGACTAAACATAATTTTATTACTTGGTATCTCCCTAATAAAGTTTGCTACTGGCATGAAAGCAGAACCACGAGCAGACCAAATGAAAGGTGTATCGGCCAAATCAATTGTTTCTTTATCCACGCTTTCACCAGTTCCTTTAGTAACCATACCATACACTACTTGTGTGCATTTAATATTTTTCTGTCTGGCGTGTTCAATGGAGTTAGCAGGTAATGAAGCTATTTCATCCTTACCTAATTTACCACACCTGTCGCCACCTGCTGTATCAGGAAAGTCATCACTCAAAGATGGTTGTAACACAGTCCGTACTGAGTCCTCTGGTCTTTCATTGCTATAAAAGTCATACCCATAATATCTTACAAAAAGCCTTACTTCAATATTCTTTGAATACAAAGCTTTACCATTCATTTTAAAACGATAAGACCCTTTTGGTAAAACATCACCACTGGTATTTTCATTCTGTTGTTCTATGGCTAATCTTGGGTAGCCCATAGTTGCATTGCTGTTTGATGTGTCTGCCTGTCCAATCATCTCAGCAATTTTTGCCATGTTGTCATCAATGTCTTTTTGTTGTATCTTTGCTATATCATTCATTGGTTTTATATCTCCTGTAAGTTTAACCAATCATGCCCAATTTTTAGTTCGATGTCTATGGGCATATCGAACACTATATTATAACGTGTTTTACATTCTTTAGATATACATAACATACTCTCCTTCATTAAGTCAATCATTTCTTCTTTCTCTTGAGGGTGTACATCCATAACAAGAGAGTCATGCACTGTGTTAATTAGCAAACTTTTAATACCCTTATCTTTTAATTCTCTAAGATTTTTATGTAACTTAATTAGAGCCAAGGGCAAGAGGTCTGCTGTAGCAAAACCCTGAACAGGATAGTTCTTAATTGCAGTGGCATTTGTTGCTGTTCCTTTTGATGTGAACTTTGCAAACTTAAATGCATATTCCCTACCAGAGGGTAAAACCACTTTTTTAGTGCTGACTGCTTCATTTTGCAAATCCTCATGCCACTTGGTTATTCCTGAATACTTATCTTTAAACGCAGAATAGTATTTCATTTGTTTATCTGTGCCAAGAATACCACCATACAAAGGTTTAAAAGTATGTGATTTTGCTTCTTGCCTTGACACACCCATGATGGATGCAGTGTAACTATGCACATCAAACCCATCTTTAACTTCTTCATAAATAGTTTTGTCTTTAGATAAAAACCCTGCTACACGAAACTCTAGTTGTGAGTAATCACCTTCAAGTATGTAGCCCCCATCAAATCTTGACACTATGGCCTCTCTTGCAGGAAAAGTATTGCCACGAGGCATATTTTGAAAGTTAGGTTTACTAGATGATAGCCTACCTGTAGCAGTTATGCATTGATTAAACTGTGGATGTATGTAACTGTTTTCATCTTGAAACTTGTCCAGACTATCTACAAAAGTATTTAGGTAAGTTCTTATCTTAGAATACTTTATGTACTTTTCTACAAACTCGTGAGCCACACCTTCCAACTCAGGAAGTATTTGATCTAATGTTTCTTTATCTGTTTTAAATCCTGCCGCACAAGTATCCTCTACTCCACGAGGGACTATTCTTAATCCTGCTGCTTCATTAATGTAATCGTAACAAATACCAGTAGCATCACAAGTTTTACACTTGGTTTTGTTCATACTTAATTTACCTGATTTTAATGTCTTAATATAAAATCCTCTGCCCTTACAATCAGCACACTGTTTTCCTATAGATTTTCTATCTACAGGAGCCAGAACTCTTACATGATGATTAAAAGATTTAGGTGACATTCTTGTTTTGTATTTTGGTTTTTTAGTATTACCACGCCACTCTGTGCCTATATTAAATACATCTTTCCATTGATTCTTATCTAATACTTTTCTTGAGTACAAAAGCCTACTACGATCATCAGGGCTTTCAAGATTAATTGGTGTGTCTCCCATAACTGTTGACACAATCTTGCTCAGTTCAAAACTTAATGTTTCATACTGTTGTTGGTAATCATTTTTAATTTTATTAAGATTATCATTGGATATTTTTATGCCTACACGCTCCATATCAATTAAAGCATCTGTTAGTTCCATGCTCATTTTGGCAACTTTAAGCATAAATGTAATCCTTCCAATTTGTTTTCATATCAACCAACTGACTGTCGGCTAATTGTTTTGTTATTTCAACGTCAGCGTCACAGTATTCTTTTACCAACTGTGGGTTGATGTCTTGGTATGATAACCCTCTATCTAAATATTCTTGTATGAGATCAGTTCTTTTAGTATCAAGATTACGCCTTGCACAACATTCCTTTAGACTAAGTTGTTTTTTCTCACCACGAGATAACAAATACTCTGCAACCATTGTGTCAAAAATGTCACCATTATACTTAAAGTTACACTCTCTCATCCAAGTAAGATCAAATTTAATATTGTGGCCTACAAGAATATCAGTTCCCTCCAATGTATCTTGTACAATTTTATGTCCATTTTCTTCAGGTTCTTTTTGATTATGATTAAAAAATACACCTAATCTTTCTGTTTCAGAAGAATCTGTATCAAAACTAAACCACCCTATGTAAACAAGATCATCACCAAAAAAAGGTGAAGATACCACATTTCTATTTTTATCAAAGGTTGTCTCTATATCAACAACTGTTACAATCATAAGAATATGTCCCTTTCTCCATCGCGTCTTAAAACTATAGACCCATGATACCCATTGATCTTATTTTTAGAAAACTTTAAAGTTCTAAAGTCCTCATGCTCTGATACACCTATTCCTATAATTATATCAGCCTCTCCTGCCTTTCCTGTTTTACTACCATCTAACATAGAATAATCAATTATTTCACGACCATGTGCTTCATAAGAGGCTTGCGATACAGCCCACACAGCGACTTTGTTTCTTTTAGCTAACTCACGGCTACGAGCATACAATTCTTTTAGTCTTTCATCACCACGAGAAAACTCACCATCTATTCTAACTTTATCTAGTTGATCTATAAATACTACATCAACTTCATTACGAAAGCAGTAGTCTTCAACCTCTTGTATGCTTGTACCAACACAGTCCATGAACGTAGCATATGGTAATACTTCTGATTTATATTTTTCTATGAACCTATCTTTATCTAATAATATTTCTTGTCTTGATAATTCAAGAATAGATTTGGCCACTCTCATGCGAGTTTTACGAACTGGTTCTTCATTTCCCCAGTAGGCCACCTTTAGATTATTCTTTACGTACCATCCACACAACCATGCGGCAAATGATGTTTTACCTATCTCTGGTCTAGCAAATATCACTCCAAGATTTTGTCTGTCAATTCCTGTTACATAATCTCTTATTTGTGATGGAAACTTAAACTCAGGCTCACGTTCAAATTCATTTAAACTAGTCTCAATATCTTCATTTAGAACTGTGTAAGTATTTGATAACTTTACCTCATTGTTTTTTAAGTCCTCAACAGAGGATAACAAGGGGCTTGTGTCACCTGATTTACCAAGAAAAATATCAAGTGCCTGTTCTCCTATTTGTTTAGCTTTGGTTCTTTTCCAAAAGTTGTGCAGTATGTCGGCTACCAACTCGTCCTGTACTTTTACGGTG